AAGTGAAGACAAACAAAACTACTTCGGAACGGGACGCAGTCCAACAACGGCTATTCGTTGGGCTGCAAAAGAAGCTAAGTCAAAAGACGCTAAAGCATCAAACTACGTTTACTATCAGGATCGCGATGGTTATCATTTCCGCACGATCGACAAGATGCTTTCTGAAGGTGTAAAGTACACTCTTAGCTATTCGCATCAAAACATTGGTGCGCAAGGCGGAGAGGCTGCAAGAAAGATTATAGCGTATGATCAAAAGAGTGACTTCGATAGCATGGATTCGAGCTACAACGGCGCAGATTCTGATCACTGGTACTACTTCGATCCTTCTGTGGGTAAAGTAGATGCAGTCAAAGAAGGTAAACGTGACGGAGCCGGCGATACTACGCATACAGGTTCTGCACAGCTAACTTCAAAGCAAAAGAGTGCGCGCGGCGAACGATTCAACTTTATCGTAGCGCCTGGACAAGGACAAAGTAAGTTTAGAGATTCGCGTGATAAGAAGATCAGCGAAAATAAAAGAAGCTTACCAGAGCACGGCGCAAAATCATCAGCTGCAATTCAGCTAGATAATTTAATAATCAATGTTCGTGTTCCTGGCGACACAAACTATAAACCCGGCATCAAAGTGAGACTAGATATTCCTGCGAACCAAGAAAGCAGTGAGCTTGATCCGCGTTCTGGTACGTTTCTAGTTACATCTGTAAGACATATCACATATAGAGATGAGAACGATTTGAAATACGAGTGCTTATTAGAATGTAAGAGTGATTCGCAAAACAAATCATCATCAGGTAATTCTGGAGTTACGAAGTAATGGCTGAGCCCGGTACAGTAATGGGACAGGACGGACTCAAGTGGTGGGTCGGTACTGTTGAGGATAGAGGTTCTGGTCAGTATTCTGGCGAAAAGGATAATCTGAAGCTCGGAAGAGTGAAAGTCAGAATACATGGTCAGCACACGGAAGACAAAGGACAACTCCCTACGAAAGATCTTCCGTGGTGTTATGTAATGAATTCAACTTCTTCTGCATCTATCAGTGGTGTAGGCAGAAGTCCTACAGGAATTGTTGAAGGAACTAAGGTGTTCGGATTCTTTATGGATGGAGATGGCGGACAATATCCAATAATCTTTGGAACGCTGCCGCACATTCAGCAGAAAGGTGGGTCTGGTCCTAATTCTCCTGGATCTGGAGGAGCTTCGTAATGGCTACAATTACTGTAAAGTCGTTAACAACGGCGAATGCTTCACCAACGATCACTGGAACAGTTTCGTTTCAACGTTTTGATTCTAATAGAAACCCAAAAGAAACGATTGAAATAATTGTAAATTACAAATCTTACAAATTATTTCAGCAAGTTGGTTTAGATGAAACTGTTACTCCTAATGTATGGAAATTACAGTTCGATGAATATTTGTATCCAGGAACATACGAAATTGATGCACGAGTAGTTGACGTCAATACTAAAGCTGTTCTCGCGTCGGATACTACGAACAATGAGTTGACGATTCTTGCTCCTCCAGTTAATCAACCTAAAATGACATTGCTACAGAAAGTAGCATTAGTCAGCGCGTTGATGAATAGTGTCAGCAAATCGTTTGGTGGACAAAACGGTATAGGCGGAAATCCTGCTGTACATCCTACTATTGGCGACGATGCTTCTACATCTCTTGCTGGTCGTTCAGATCAAGAACGTCCGCAAGATCCTCGCGCGAAAAGTAATGTGGACAGAGCAAAATCAAATAAAAACCCAATTCCACCAAAATGTCCGATGACTGTAACTGCTGGCGACAATACTTTGTCTGGCGAAGACAGTCCTGACTTTGAACCAGGCAATTTTGATCAGTTCAAAGAACAGATGGGAGACACACTGTCTAGAGCTAACGAAGCTGTAAGAGACGCACCAGATGAAGCAGCTGCAATGAACAGTCAGCAGTACAGCACATCAACACCGACCACAGTGTTAGGATAAGGAATAATTATGGCAACTCATAATGAACAAAAACCAGGTGGCGATAAATCAAAATATCTAGGCAATCATGTGTACACCACAGAAGCTGGACACATGATTGAAATAGATAATAGTCCTGGCGATCGCAGAATTCATATCTATCATGCAAGCGGTACGTTCATTGAAATAAAAGACGACGGCGCTAGAGTTTCAAAGATTGTACAAAAAGATCAAGAGTATAATGAAAACGGTAAAGATCAAAAGATCACGGGCAATTTTAATCTAACGATAGACGGCGATGTTATTACACATGTTACCGGTAACATGAAAACAGAAGTCAAAGGCGACTACGAACTCGTTGTGCATGGAGATTACAGAATCAAGTCTGCTGGAAATCATTTTCAGGAAACTGGTGGTGACGAGCGCGTTCAAGTGAACGGCAAGACTTCCCATCGTACGACAGGTGATCGAGAGCATATTACTGGCGGCAGCAGTGTAGAAAGTATTGGTGCAGATCGTACCGTTACAACAACAGGAAATTCTGTAAAGATGACTGGCGGAAACGGACTTACAAGCACTGGCGGCGAACAATCTATTATTGCTGGTGGATCTATGGGTGTAGGTGCTGCGCGATTAGGAATCGCTTCTGTTACAGCAACAGCTATCAGAGCAGGCAGCACTATCAACATGGAAGCCACTTCAACTAACACAATCAAAGGCAGCACAATTCAGCTGAATCCATAATGGCAAACTCAATACACAGACAAGACGATTCTCGTTCATGCGGCGCAACTACGAATGTTATAGGACAATCTACAGTTTACGCTGGCGGAAAATTAGTTTCTGTTAATGGCGATACTAATACGGACGGAGGAGGAGCATTGAGCGCTGCAACTAATAGCGTGTTCATTAATGGAATAGCAGTAGTGAACGTTGGCGATAGCGCGGCTTCTGATAGTCTTTGTCCTACTGCAGGAGGAGCTCATTGCAATCCATCTGCATCTAGTGGTTTAGAATCTGTACAAGTAGGCGACCCAGCATAGGTGAACAATGGATCAACTTACAATTGACTTCAAAATCAAAACATTATATCCTAATCCTAGAAAAGGACAAACATACATCGTTGATTGCGTCCCTCGCATTTACGGTGGAACAGATGGTGTGTTTGACCTATTCGATGATATGTCGCGTAAATTTCCTACGCTGATAAATTATCAATACATGAATGGATATATGAACAATCCATTTGGATATGTTCCACCGGTTTATAAACTAGATCCTAAATTCGCTGCTACATTAGTCGCGCTCAATGTTGCAGGGCAAATTGGTAAAATTACAGGAATTGCTAATGGATTTATCCCTCCAGGATTAGACGGACCAGTACAAGCAATCAAAGGTGTTATATCTAATTTCACAAATCAGATCCCTGGTCTCTCTGCAGCAGCAGGTGCGGCAGCAGATATCGCAAACAACATAGCCAAAGTCACTCAGATCAATACTCTTGTGAAGCTATCTCTTGGTGGACCAGCAGGATTAGTGTTCAAAACAATTACTTCTAATTTTGGTATGCCATCGCTCGCAGCAGCTGCTGCGGGAGTTAATCTTCAAGCAGAAGTTGCTAAACTTGCAGCCGCTGCATCTAATCCAATCGCATTCGCAGCTCAAGCTGCTTTGATATCTAGAACATTCCCAATGATTAATACAAATATGCTGATCGCAAAGATGCTAGGTGTTGCTGGAACAGCAGGTCGCGATCCTTGTACGGGACTTCCAATTGGTAAACCGTTTAATATTAAGTCAATGGTACCAAATCTAGCGTTCGCAGCCGGTGCAATGGCGCTGAAAGCTCTTCCTGGCATTACTCCTACCGGTGATGCGCTGAAACCACAGAAAACAGCAAATCCACCAAAGCCCGTTAAACCAATCGAGATGAAAAATCTGTTCGCGGAAGCAGCTGCTGCTTCATCATTGTCGACTCTAACTCAACCACTGTCTCAGTTCATGGGAATGATGGCTACTATTGCACCTCAAACTGCTCTTGTCAAACCAAGTCCTGTAACAACTGCTCTCGGTACACAGAAACTAGTCGGAACAGCAAATACAGCGAATTGGGGTTCTGGTGGATATGGGCGTGATAATTCTACAGCAGAACTAGAAAGAAAACGTCTGGAACTTACTGCTAAGATTGAAAAGCATACTGCAGAACTTGAAGCAATGACAGACTATAGTAAACTGACTTCGATGAGTTATCCAGATCTAATTAAGAAGTATCCAAGAATTACGCCTACAATGAGTGTAGCTGAAGCATTGCAAGTTATTGAAGAAACGGATGCAAAAGCTAAAGCAGCTAATACATCGAGTACTACAACCGCCTGAACACATTCATATTATAAAACGATTTTGCGAAGTTGTCAAGGGCTTTTTTGTAATAAATAGGAAAAAGGAATACTTATGAAAAAAAGAGTTCTGCCTTCTTCGCTGAAAAAGCTAGGTTATAAAGATTTCGATCTTTCGTTCAAGCGCCATCCAGTCACGGGAAAGCTCTTGATAAAGAAGGACGACGAAGCAGTTAAGCAAGCTGTAAAGAATGTCGTTCTTACGAATAGATATGAACGCCCATTTCATCCAGAGTTTGGCGGAGATATTCGCGCGAGCTTGTTCGAGAACTTTACTAGCTTTTCGCAAGCTGAACTATCAGAAAAGATTGGTAGATCTATTGAAAACTATGAATCCAGAGTACAGCTAGTTGCAGACGCAGTCTACGGTCCCGTAACTGTACAAGAGTATCCTGATCAGAATGGTATGGCGGTTACGATTCGCTTCCGTAACGTGGCTACATTGAACGAAGTCACACTAGACATTAATCTTAACAAGGTTCGATAATGGCCGCTAATACAGATCTTATCGTCACTGGACTAGACTTTGATACGATTAGATTAAATCTAAGAACGTATATCGCGTCTAAGCCTGAGTTCACAGACTACGACTTCAACGATTCTGCTCTCGGAACGTTGCTCGATCTTCTTGCGTATAACACATACTATCAAGCATTCTATGCAAACATGGCTGCGAACGAAGGATTCCTCGACACAGCTCAATTGTATGATAGCGTTGTTTCAAAGGCCAAAGCACTAGGATATACTCCCACGAGCGCGCGAGGAGCGAGCGCGAATGTTCAGCTGATCTTTACAAGTTCTATTGCCAACAACACATTCCGTTCTATTCGCGTGGCAAAAGACACAAGATTTACATCAACTGTAAACGGTGTTTCTTATACATTTGTCACACCACAAACATATACCATCACAGCAAACTCTACTGGCGGATTTGCCGATTTCATAAAGATCACTGAAGGAATTCCTCTTACACATAGATTTGTTTACAATAGAAATTCCAATACTTCATTCGTATTGCCTAACGACAACGTAGACACATCTAGCATCACTGTTACAGTTACAGCTAGTGGAAACACGCAAACCTATATTTTAGGCGACAATATTCTTACTACAAATTCTTCTTCTCAGGTATACTTTATTGATGCAGATAAAGAGCAAAGATACAAGGTATACTTTGGCGATGGAGTTATTGGTAAACAACCAGCAACAGCTAGCATTGTAGCAGTTTCATATCGTGTATGTAACGGCAATGCGCCAAACGGCGCTAATTCATACACTCTCGTAGGATCTACGATCGACGGACAGTCTGGAATTACTATAGTTCCAATCGGACGCGCTTCCGGTGGAGCAGAAATAGAAAGCATCGAATCCGTACGATTCAATGCGCCACTCTCATATGAAACGCAGAATCGTTGTGTTACGATTGCTGACTATGAGCGCATTCTGCTGAGAGAAAATCCTGACGTTCAAGCTGTTAGCGTTTGGGGTGGCGAAGATAACGTTCCTCCGATCTACGGAAAAGTATTCATCAGCGCCAAACCTAAAACAGGCACGTTGTTCTCGACGACGCGCAAGAACGATATTAGAAATTCTATTACAAGATATAATGTACAGTCTATCGACGTTGAAGTTGTAGATCCGACTTATCTGTACATTATTCCTGAGATTGATGTTCGCTACAATCCAACACAGACTTCTAGAACTCCTGGCGAACTTGCCGATGCTGTTGCAACGAAAGTTATTCAGTTTGAAGCTGCGAATCTATCACGATTTGGTCAGAAGTTTAGATATTCACGTTTCCTCGATTTCTTAGATTCTGCAGACGATGCTATCGTTTCTACGAATGCAACCATTCGCCTTAGAAAAACATTTATTCCTTCTCTGCTGAATATCAACTCGTATACATTAAAGTTTAATCATACGTTGCAGCGTTTAGGCACAAAAGAACTTATTGGCGGCGTATCACAGCATCCAGGATATGGTTCTATCACTTCTTCTCAGTTCGTTTACTCAGACTTTAATTCGTTCTTTGATGACAACGGATTTGGTACGCTCAGAATCTACTATCCATCTGGAACCGGACGTCTTGGTCGAGTTTACACAAACTATTCGGCTGGAACTATAGACTATGAAACTGGAACAGTAACGATTAGCGACTTCGTTCCTACTTCATTTGTTGGCGAAGAAATGTCTATCGTAGCTGCTCCTATTAATCCTAACATTATGCCTTTAAGAAATCAGATTCTATTGATGTCGCAGTCAGTAGTTAACGTGATCGACGATAATACAAATAGAACTGTTGCTACAGCATCTAATATCGAAACGATTGGTCAGACTGCAACGCTTCTGACACCTACCGGAAGGTTGTATAACTTCTAATGGCTATCGTAGGATCAAACGAAATATTCAAAAA